AATTTGTTATAGGTTGCTGTCGGCATTATTGGACTCCTACTGCGCGACCATCAGGGCCACGAACAATTGTCTTAGGTCTTGTCAGGGCTTGTAGCAACTGCTCCTGAGATTCTTTCTGCTGCTGGATAAGGCTTGCCAGTGTCTCCATCAGCGCACCAGACGCTTCGTTATCAAACGTGCTAATGTTGACCGGATTCTGAGGTTGTGCAGTTACTTCCATCTGCTTCATCTCTTGCTGTGCTGCTACCTGCATCTGAGTCTTTTGCAGCTCTACCTGTGCATCCAGTTCAGCCTTGTAACGCTCCAACTCCATCTGAGCCTCAATCTTCTGACGCTCAATCTCTACATCGTTCTGGCTACGGAGCATCTCCTGTTGCAGTTGCTTCTCTTGCTCTTGCGCCTTCAGCACAGTCTCAGCTTGGAACTTCTGCTGGTCTGCTGTGAGCTTCATCTGCTCAATCTGCATCTGGCCTTGTAGCTTCACTTCTTCAGGGCTAGGGCCAGGAGGGGCAGGAGGATTCTCTGCTGGATCAGTCCAGAAGCTCTCCACATCCTTAAAGCCTGCATTCTCTGTAAGCTTGGTAAGCGCGTGATAGATGTTCTGAGGGGTAGCTACACCAATGGCAAGAGCTTCCTTCTGCGCCATCAGGATTGATTGCAACTGAATCAACTGCTGCTCTTTGTCACCCGTACCCAAGCCAACAGATATAGTCAGGTCATAACGGGTTTTCCAGCCGCGAGGATCAACAGGAATCCACTTGTTACGCAAGCGCATAATCTCAGGCTGCGTATAGTTCTGCTTTGCTGCCTTATGAATCAGCATCATCAGACGCTTAACGCCACATTCAGCAAAGTTACGTGCAATCAGGTCAATCCGCATCTGGGATGCGTTCATAATCCGATTAACACCAGTAGCCGTCTTATTCAATGACTGACTGTCTAGCCCTTGGTTGTATCGTGTTACACCAGTATCGTTTTCCTCGGCAGACTGGATGAACTCAATACCTTGGATGATCTGAGCGCCTTGCTGCGGATGTACCAACGGCAGGATCGCACCAGCAGGCTCACCGTCCACACGCACCAGACCACCAGGACGGGTAGTCAGCATGTCTGACAGGTTTACACGGTCACTGACCGCATAGCGGCCATGATTACTCAGGGCTAGGTTATCGTTGTAACCACGCCACATGTAAGACTTGATCTCTTGATAGTGGATAGCGTCATCTGCAACGCTACGTCCAATGTGACGATGAGGGAGCGGATAAGGGCTGATAGCAGCACAAGGGATTTCGTCTGCTTCTTCCTCTAGCAGAATCTCATTGCCTACAACAATGCAATGCAGCAGTTCAGCCTTGCCATCCTCATCACGGTCAAACCGAATCCAGCACTCACGAACCTTGACCATCCGCATAGACGGATCATCGGTCAAATCATCGCCATAGTTCTCACTCAGGGATTCTTGGCTACGCTGCCACTGTTCGTAAGAGGCGCTATTGCCTGTATCGTCATTGATATCATCGCTGACCTTAAAGCCATTCTCACGAAGCCAGCTAATCGGCTTAAAGTCCCAATGCTCAAAGAATGCAGCTTCGGACAGGTCTACACTTGGGCAGTTGTGATCTACTAATACCTGCTCTGGAGGAAGGTTGATAACCTTGACGCAGCCATATTCTTTCTTGCGCTTGACCTCAAGACTGAATAAGCCGAATTCATTGAGTTCCTGGCTAACCACCTCAACAGATTGGTCTTGGAGAATATAGGCGACTTCATCTTCCGTAAGCGCAGCATACCTCTCTGTCTCGACGCTCTCCGTAGTGTCCCAGAACGCCTTAACATAACCATTCTTGAGTAGCAGTGCATCATGAAACCATTGCTCCAGCAGTAAGAATCCATTGTTCTTCTGCATCATGATGTAATTACAGAATGCAGACTCTTGTTCAGCAGCCTCTACATCCTCTGCCGATGTGGGGATGAACTTTACCGTTTCATCCGTAGCAGCAAATATCTTGAGCAGGGACGGCTTGATTCCCTCTACAGCATTATGAACATCACGCGAAACGTAGTTACTGCGACCCTCAATCTCAGGAAGGTCAACACTGCCGTTATAGTAGCGGAGTGCCTTCGCTCTTTCCTCTGCGAGTTCCGGCTTGTCGGAGTTTTCTTCCGCTGCCTGTATCGCGTTCAGTAGTTTGTCGTTCATAAAGTTCCTCAAGGCGCTTCACAGCGTTTTTAAGTTCCGCAATATCAACCAAAGCCTGTTTGAGCGCGGCATAGTCAGAGATGTTCACTTATACAATCCCTAGTGTTGGATAGGTAATTGGCTTGTCAGACCAGGATTCGTTTGTCATGCTCTGCTCGGCTATGGCTAGATAGCGGAAAGCATCAGCACCGTGGCTGAACTCATCATGCAAAGGCGCTACGCCTTCACCTGTCTTTTGGGATATGTTCCAGCGGTATCGCTTCAAGCACTCAATCAGACGCTCACACTTCTCATCGATGAATACTCTAGGGAACATCTGCTGCGCCCTGTCGATACCTTGCTTGATTGGGATATTGCTGACTTGCTCCACCTTCCATCCGAAGTTACGCATTACATCTGCGTCCATCTGGCCTGTCTGGTGTCTCTTAGCAAAGCCATCATGAGGCAGATATAACTTGCCCCAATTAACTGGTTGACCATTTGGCCTGTAATCCTTCAACTCTGCGTTATAGTCAGCTAGAGTGCGTTGCCTGCCTTCTATGTAATGGATGATACGAAGCTCAGAGCTAACCTTCTGAGCCAGGATGATGGTCATTGCATCGTTGTAGCCTAAGTCAAAGACTACATGCGTCTTAATCATCGGATCATGCGGCACAGGACGGATGCGCTTGTCTGCTACCATCTGGCTCATTGCTGTGAAGTAGATAGCGCCCTCTACAGCAGGCTTTGGCCTACCTAGCCAGATATGCTCATAATCCTCTTTACGCATCGTTGCTTCATCGTGCGCCCTGTCTGCCTCTTGTGTGGCATTGAAGAAAGGATTTTCGTCATAGTTGATCTCAACTTCTAACGTATCTGGATGCTGGTTAAGCACGAAACGCTGGTAAGTTGGATCACTCTCTAGCTGCGGGTTAAAGCTTACCCATATTTCACTGTCAGGCTTACGGATAGTTGGTACTAGAATCTTCCAGCTTTCCTCAGATACGCTTTGTGCTTCTTCTACCCAACAGATATCTACGCCTTCCATAGACTTGAGGCCCATAGCTGTCTGGTCACTCAAGCCAGAGAACAGAAACAGCGTTCCGTTCTTCCCCCTGATTTGATCTCTTAGCACATCGTAATGAGATGACAAGCCAAGCAACTCTATCTGGTCGCTTAATAGCCTATGCACTGAATCCTCAATGCGCTTCTGAATCTCTCGCGTACACAGGACGCGGATATTGTCCTTAACGCCTCTTAACAGTAATGCTCTAGCTATTCCCCAAGACTTGCCACTACCTCGACCACCACGCAGAACCTTGAAGCGGCTCTTACCAAACAGGACAGGGATAAGCTTCTTGGGAAACTCATACTCCCTTGATGACAAGTTCATGTGCTATCGGTTCACCATCAGTGCCACTATGCTCATTTAGAGAGGGGGCATTGCTTAGTGTCTTGTTAATCAGGAACTTGGCGGCGTCTACTTGCGTGCTACTCATTTCGATTTGACCATCTATATGATTTTGCAAGCGATTTATAAGCTGACTAGTTTGTATTTTTGCTTTTATCTCGTCTTGGTGTCTTGCTCTTAGCCTTGCTGCCATTTTGCGAGTCCTCTTGGTTGTTCGCCTTGCTGAATATTCTGTTCCAATTATCTTCTAGCTCTTTGCTAGAGATTTGTGATGGCCTTCTTCCGCTTCCCTTACTCATATTCCAATGCTTCGCTTAACCTCAGACACAATTAGCTTTGTCTTTAAGCGCATTACCTCTTTGCGCGTTTCCTGTATCTCTACAGAAAGCCTATGAAGTGCTGCTGTTTCTGCATTGGCTACATATCCGTGACATATAAACCACTCTGCAATCTTGTCGATTAGTCTCATTACCAGTGCCTAATAACGCCTGCGATGATGAATAGCATGGTGATTACCTCAAGCAGAGTGTTGCTGTGAGATTCTTTGATCTTGTTGAATAGGTACTTCACAGGTCACTAGCCATGCCAGGATGTGTACGCATAGGATAAATTGCACTGGCGTAATACTTGTTCCACTCCAGCACATGATCTTGTTTCTTGTAGTCCATCACATCGTCTTTTTCAAAGCACGGCGTTCCGATTGTCCAGTGGTAAAGCTTTGCCCTGTCATTTCGCGGATATTCTGAAACCAGCCAGTTCCAGTCATTAGGGATTTCACCGATACGGTTGCGATCCTCAATCCACTCGAAACGATGTAGCTCTTTACCGCTTGCCTGCATGACGTATTCAGGCGTTAGGTGACGGTTAATCATGCTGCCGCTGTTGAAGATCATCACGCTTGACCAGTTCTTACACGGGTAATCGACGTTAGAAGCGCCCAAGTATTTCTTGGGGTACTTGGTTGTATAGTCATGCTTTACAACTTGCACTGCCATCCGTGGATCGCGCATTTCCCACAACTCAGCGATATCACCAGTAACCACCATGTCACCATCCATGAAGATGGAGAAACCGTTGTGGTTGTCCAGATGAGGGATCAGGAATCGGCTATGGATAAACTGGTTGCTGCCTTGGTGTGTTTCCTTGTAGTCCTTGAAGTGAGGCAGATACAAGGGAGTGATGCTTACTGGCTTGCTGCTGTTACGGATGATGCTTTCGGCGCAGACATGAAAAGCTACCGATTCAACAGGATCAAAACCTATATAAATTCGTACAATATCTTCCAATTTATTCCCCAACGTATCCGGCGTGATAAATGTTTCTAGCCGAAACGTATGCGTTAATTGCCTCTTGTTTTTTCACAAAAGACCCAAGATATTTCTTAATCCCATTTACTGAAATTTGTGCGCGCCACTTATTTGCTGCCGCGTACCAATAAACTCCAACATGACCAGATTTGTTATCAATACGAATTGGCCTGTTTTGGCAGTTTTGGCTTTTAGTTACGACACGAAGATTTGCAATTCTGTTGTCACTTTTGACTTGATTTATGTGGTCTAGCTCACCAGAAGGCCACTCACCGTGAACATAAAACCAAGCAAGCACATGGGCATAGTACGATCTTCTATTTATAAAAATCGCTACATAACCATCCCATCTATTGCTTCCTGCAACAGAGCCTGACGGCATCCCTCTTTTCGGCGAAATCTTCCAAATAAAAGTGCCTGAATCACTGTTGTAATCAAGTATTTCAAGCAATTCTGTATGTGATACTCTTGGCTTACTCATTTCTGCTCCTTGTTAGCAGTTATGACAGGGCCAGACCAATTTGCAGATTGGTTTTGGCCCGCTTTTAGTAATTAGCTCTTGGTTTAAACAGTTGAGGATTGAATACAGCAGTTGCGCTAATCTCAGGAAAAAACACAGCCACGCTTTGCATCGGGCCAGCTTCGCTATCGGTTACGTTCTTAGTCCAACATCCAGGATGATCTTCATGCCCTGCCTCAGTAGCAAAAGCTCGCCACTGGTATTTCTCAGGGAGTCCAGCGATATCGCATGGTTCTACAGTCAGGACTACTTCGCCCACATCGGTAGGCATAGACATTTGTTTTGGGAGGGAGTCAGCCAATGAGTTAGCACTTAGCGCAGAAAGGGTAAGCGCCAGCAGGGTGTGGTGCAGTTTCATGGTGACTCCCTATGAAT